ATTTAAAGAAAAATGAATTGATGAATGATAAGTTGGGTGTTGTTGCTGCGATGGACCCATATCTTGGTCGTTATTTTTCTGCAGAATATGTAAGAAAAGAAATTCTCGGTCAAACTGATTCTGAAATAAAAGAAATTAACGCACAAATGAAGAAAGAAATTAAAGATGGAATCATTCCAGACCCAGCAGCGATGATGAACCCGATGGGTGCTATGGGTGCTCCACAAGACCAAAGTCAAAACCAACTTGGAACAATGCCCCAAGAACCAGGATTGACTGATAATCAAACAGGTGTGGAATTAGGGTCTGCTGGGGAATTATAAATATTTTTAGTTAAAACTATTATAACTATGGACGATTTAATGGATATGATTTTAGCTGATGAATCCCCTGCGGAAATCAGTGATAAGATTAAAGAAATTCTTTTTGCTAAATCGGCAGAAAATGTTAATGCAATAAGACCAGAAGTTGCCGCAAGTCTCTTTGGTGAAATCGAAGATAATCAGGAATACGAGGGTTGATAAGTGGATGACTTTGGAGTAGGTTCCAAGGAATTATCTGATTTTTTTACTGCAATAAGTGCAGGAAAACAAAAAAGAAAAAAAGAACTCGATGAAACAGTAGGAAGTGCTGTTGATGATTTCTTTTCAACGATAAGTACTGGGAAAAAAGTTATTAAAGAAAAGAAAGAATCTCTCGTTGGGGATTCTTTTGATGAACTTTTTTTGTCTCCACTAAAAGAAGAGATTGCTCCAAAGAAAAAGAAAAAAGTACAAGAACAAAAAACTGTTAAGGCATTTGAGGATTGGTTATATTCAGAGACACCAAAACAACAAGAACAAGTAATTGAAGAAGTAATTGAAAATTCTTTGGATGAAGTTCTTGAGGTTTTGGACGAATATAAAAAGGAACTTGAAGAACCAAAAGAAGACCTGATTGAAAAATCATTAGGTCTTCTTGCCGAACCAAGTGATGTTAAAGTTCAACAAGACCCATTAACTCCTCTCAATCAAAACTTCGCAACACTTGAAGATTTGCAGAAACATTACAAACTGTTTCTTTCTCGTATTCAACAACAACTCTCCACAATAGGTGGTGGTGGTGAAACTCGTTTAAGATACTTAGATGATATTGTGGGTATTAAGACAAATCCTGGTTCTTATAACAAAGGATTATTAGAGTGGAACTCAACAACCAATAGTGCAAAGTTTGAAGAACTTGAGACTATTCTAGTTAATGAAACTCTGGATACAGTCACAGACCGTGGAAATACAACCACGAATGGTATTGGAGTTTCGTTTGTAAATCTTCCAGTTGGTTCTGTAATTTCTGGAGTATCTTCAATTGTTGCAAATATTACAAGAGCAAATTTAAGTTCAGTTCTTGAATATGGACCATATGCTAATCTTGGGATTGGTAGTTATGGATTAACATATGGTATTACTGGTGTTAATTATGCAGTTTATGAACTCCAAGTAGTTCCATCACCTACACTTCAAATAGGTGATATTATTGCTGGTGCAGGCATTTCAGTTGGAAGTGCAATTATTGGTATTGGTACTGGTACATATAATAAGGTTATTATTACCAATAAGACTTTTCCCGTAGGTGCAGGTGTATCTCCTATACCTTATGATACAATCATCAATTTTGCTCGTGCAGTTGTAAATCCTGGACTATCAATCGCAACACAAGATTTTACTGATATTACCTTAAATGCTGGTGCTGGTGGTAATATTGTTAATCACTCGGACATTCTTCCATATACAACGAATATTTGGTCGTTAGGTTCTCCTGCAAGAAGATTTAAAGAAATCTGGTTTGGAACTGGAACGATTTATGTTCAGGACGAAACATTAGGAAACGACCAAGCACTTGGAGCAAAGGCTGGTAATTTTTACATCAAAGGTGGTGCTGGTTTAGAGGTTGGTGAATGGATTCTAAGAGACAATACCCTACAGATTAAAGATGGAACTCGCAATGTCTATATTGGGCAACTTGGTGCAACAGCAGATGTTATATTCAATCGTGCAGTAAGAGTTGAAAATGCTGTAAATAGAACCGCATTTTATACAGACCGTACAGGACGCACACAGTTTTATCCTCCATCTATTCCTGCAGGTGATATTGGTGGGGTAAGTATTATTGGTTCAACTAATGGTGCATACCAACCAGTTATAAATGCTGGTGGAATGCTTCATATTACTGGTAATGATGGTGCGGTAAGTCGTATTACGAATGATGCATTTGGTACAGCATCTTTTCCTGCTTATATTAGTCGTGCTGCTCGTGGAACTGCTGCATCTCCAAGTGCAATAGTGTCTGGTGATATTTTAAGTCGTTATAGTACAGTTGGTTTTGGTACTACAACATTTCCAACTGGACCTGCGGCAAATAACATAGAAGTCTATGCAAGAGAAAACTTTACTAATTCCGCACAAGGTACAGAATACAGAATTTTTACTGCACCAATTGGTTCAATCACAAAAACATTAAATTTAACAATCAATTCAGATGGAATTGATGTAGTTGGTAAGGGCAATTTTAGTGGTATTGTTACTGCACCATATGTCACCATTACTGGAAGTGCAACAACAACCTCAAGTCCTCTTAGCCTTACTGGAAGTATAAGTGGTGCCGCAACCTCTACTGGTATGATTAGTGTCGGTAAAATGAATTATATTGACACAAACAATCTTGCAGTATTTACCGATAATGTTAATAGCTACTCACAATTTGTAGTTCAAAATAAAAACTCTGGAAATCAAGCATCTACTGATTTCATTGTATCAAATGATGTAGCTGGTGCTACAAATTATTATGGTGACTTTGGTGTTAATTCCTCTACCTTTACTGGTGGTGGTCCATTTGATGAACCGAATGGTGTTTATCTTTATGCATCTTATGGAAGTCTTTGTATTGGTACAAAGGATATTGATGATTTCCGCATTGCAACTGGCACATCTGTTGATAATCCTGCAACAAGATTAACTGTCAAAGGAATTACTGGTTATATTGGTATTGCAACCGTAACTCCTACGGCATTTTTACAAATTGGACCAGGAGGTAGTGATGCAGGATCGGCACCATTAAAATTAAGTGCTGGAACTAAATTAACAACACCAGAAGCAGGTACAATTGAGTATGATGGGAATGTAATCTATTCAACTAGGAACGATGGTGCAAGAGGTGTAATACCATCAGAGCAATTTGTGGTTCTTTCGGGTATTCATACACTTGCATCACAAACTGCGGATCAACCACTTTTTGATGGTGATGCTGGACCTCCTGGTGGTGCATTATATACAGAAACTGGAACATATTTCTTTGAATGTATTTTTCACCTAGAATCGATGTCTAATAGTAATAGTAGTTTTGGATTTGCATTAGGTGGGACTGCAACAAAGACTGAAGGGTGGCAATCATTTGCATATAAATCTTCTACTCTCAAAACTCCATCATCTCCAGGTATTACTTGGAATACTGAAGCAAATACAAATTTAACTTCAAACTCACTTGGTACTAATGGATTTGCATCCATAAAAGGAACAATCAGAGTAACTGTACCAGGAACTATTATTCCTCAAGTTTCATTAACTGCTGCTACTGCGGCAATAGTTCAACCAAACTCATTTTTCAAGATATCTGCAGTTGGTACTGCAACTACTACTTATGTCGGCCGCTGGTAATTGCGAAAGTAATAAATAACTAATATAGTCTAATTATTACAATGTCCGTATATAAGATTGTACAAAAGATTACACCATTATCAATGACTGGTGTAGCAGTGACCAGTGGTCCAATTGCTTTGAGGTCTGGTTTTTTGAGAATTGTTCCAGAACAAGATGCTTATGTTGAGGTTTCTCCAACTCCAACGATTAGTACTTCTACAAGTGCTAGCATTTTTGTTAAAGCAGGAACTGAACTTATATTGAGAGATACACCAACTACACAAACTATTGTAGGTGTTACTACTGGTACTACGACTGTTGTAACTTTACCAGAAGGTACTTTCTCTGATTTTTCTGCTGGTGATATTGTTGAACTCACTGGTATTGTTCCAGCAGGTATTAATACAACAGCAGCAACTGTTGCATCAGTAGATGCATCAAACCGTGCTGGAACAGGTGGATTTAACCGAGTGATTACTCTTACTTGGAATACTTCAAGTCAAGGTGCTCCAATCACTACTTCCACTGGTGTTTTGAGAAGAGTAACAAAAGTTGCTGCTTACGGAGCAAGTGGAAAACTTCACATCACAGAAATTCAAATCGCAGGTGGTTAATTCAATGAAACTTATCACAGAAGAAATCGAAAAGGTTAATGTTATTGTTGAAGAAACCAACGGTAAAAAGTCTCTTTTTATTGAAGGTACTTTTCTTCAAGCAAACATACCAAATAGAAACAAACGTCTTTATGAAATGAGAACTCTCGAAAGAGAAGTCAAAAGATATAATGAAAATTTTATCCAAAAAGGTCGTGCTCTTGGAGAACTCGGTCATCCTGATGGACCAACTTTAAATCTCGATAGAGCATCTCATATGATTACTTCACTTGTTCGTGAAGGAAATAATTTTGTAGGAAAAGCAAAAATTCTTTCTACACCTATGGGTAAAATTGCTTCTTCACTTTTGGGTGAAGGTGTAAAACTTGGAGTTTCTTCTCGTGGTGTTGGTTCATTAATTCCAACTAATGAAGGTTATTCAGTAGTTGGTGAAGACTTTATGCTTGCGACTGCTGCTGATATTGTTGCTGACCCCTCTGCTCCTGATGCTTTTGTAAATGGAATTATGGAAGGAAAAGAGTGGTGTTGGGAAGGTGGAATTCTTCGTGAAAAGGCTGCAGAAGCAACAAAGAGAAAAATAAACACATTAGTAGACCAAAAACGTTTGGATGAACAGAAAGTTGACCTGTTCCAAAACTTTTTATCAAATCTTTAAATTATAAATAAATACAGATTAAACAATAGGTTAATCGGAGAGATCAAATGTCCCGTGGTAAAAATTTACAAGAAATGGAAACAGGCACTAAACAATCTAAAACTGCTGTAAATGCTGGTGCAAAAGCAGCAGACCCAATGCAGAAGTTGACCACAGGTATTCCTGATGGTCAAACTGGTAGTTGGGAAGATCTTGGAGGACCAACTCCAGAGAACTACAAACCAGATGATGATTCTGCAAAACTTTCAACTCCTGGTGCAACTCTTAAGCAAGTTAAGAACGTTGTAAACAAGGGTGCAAAAGCAGCAGATGCTATGAAGTCCCTTGCTAAAGAATCAGTCGAAGAAGATGAGGATGAAGAACTCATCGATGACGAGGCTGAGTATGATGAAGACGAAGTAGTTACTGAAGCAAAGAAAAAATCTTCCAAAGAAGAAGATGAGGATGAAGAAGGTGAAGATGAAGGTAGTGAAGAAGATGATGCCGAGGACAAAAAAGAAAAAGCAATGAAAGAGGCATTTGCCCAAATCGAAGAAGAAATCGAAGAGGACGTAAATGCACTTCTTTCTGGTGAAGAACTCTCCGAAGATTTCAAGGTAAAAGCAAAAACAGTTTTCGAAGCTGCTTTGAATGCTAGAACCGAACAAATCGAAGAAGCAATCGTTCATCAATATGAACAAAAACTTGCTGAAGAAGTAGAAGCAATTAAAGAAGAATTAACTGAACGTCTCGATTCGTACCTTGAGTACGTTTCGGAAGAATGGTTGCAAGAAAATGCTCTCGAAGTAGAGCAAGGTCTTAAGACCGAAATGACTGAATCATTCCTTCAAGGAATGAAGGGTCTTTTTGAAGATCATTATGTAACAATCCCTGAAGATAGATATGATGTACTTGAGAGTATGGTAGAAAAACTTGATGAAATGGAGAATAAACTCAACGAGCAAATTCAAAGGAATGTTGCTCTTAATAGAAGATTAGCAGAGTCGGTTACTGAAGTAATCTTTGCCGAAGTTTCTGAGGGTCTCGCACTTTCTCAGAAGGACAAACTCGCTTCTCTTGCTGAAAATGTTGAGTTTGATAGTGAGTCAGACTATCGTGAGAAGCTGGTAACGTTAAGGGAATCATATTTCCCCAGAAACGCTGGTACTCAAAGAGACAACTCGGATTATATCGTAGAAGAAACTGATTATTCGCAACCAGTATCTGGTTCGATGTCAAGATATCTCGATACACTCCAAAGAGTTTCTAAAAAGTGATTTTTAAATTATAACAATCAAACTAAAACTTTTTTAAAGAGGTAAAACAAATGCAAATGTTCAACGCAGAACATCTGCAGGAGAAGTGGGCACCACTCCTTGACTATCAGGGACTTGATGGAATCAAAGATTCACATCGTAGAATGGTAACCGCAGTTCTCCTGGAGAATCAAGAAAAATTCCTTCGTGAGGAAAAAGAATTCCTTGGCGAAGCATCTTATTCATCTAGTGCTGCTACTGCAGCAGGTACTGGTTTCGCAGGACAATCAACCGCATCTGGTCCAGTTGCAGGTTTCGACCCTGTTTTGATTTCCTTAATCCGTCGTTCAATGCCTAACTTGGTCGCATATGACCTCGCAGGTGTTCAACCAATGAATGGTCCTACTGGACTTATCTTCGCAATGCGTTCACGTTATACCGACCAATCAGGTGCTGAAGCATTCTTCGATGAAGTTGATTCACAGTTTTCTGGTAGAAAGGGCAACCAATCCCAGTATGCTGTTGATCCTACTATTGAAGCAAACGTAGGTTTCGGTACTACTGCTTCACAAACTGGTAGCAACCCTGGTCTTCTTAATGCTGTTGGTACTGCAAGCACTTCCTACAACGTAGGTGGTGGTATGGCTACCTATGATGCAGAAAGACTTGGTGCATCAGGTGCTGAAAGCTTTAACGAAATGGCATTCTCGATTGAGAAAGTCACCGTTACTGCAAAATCAAGAGCACTTAAAGCTGAGTATTCGTTAGAACTCGCACAAGACCTCAAGGCAATCCATGGTCTGAATGCTGAAGCGGAATTGGCAAATATTCTCTCAACAGAGATTCTTGCTGAAATTAACCGTGAAGTTATTCGTACCATCTATAAGACTGCTGAAGCTGGTGCTCAATTCAACACTGCTACTACTGGTACTTTTGACCTCGACGTTGACTCCAACGGTCGTTGGTCGGTTGAGAAATTCAAAGGTCTTATCTTCCAAATCGAGCGTGATGCTAACGCAATCGCACAAAGAACTCGTAGAGGAAAAGGCAACATCATCATGTGTTCTTCGGATGTTGCTTCTGCACTTTCGATGGCTGGTCTTCTTGACTACACCCCTGCACTCAATGCAAACCTTAACGTAGACGATACTGGCAATACTTTTGCTGGTGTTCTTAACGGTAAGTATAAAGTTTATATCGACCCATATTCGGGTGGTGCTGGTAACCCAGCAACTGGTGCAACTGGTGGTCAGTACTATGTTGTCGGTTATAAGGGTTCTTCCCCTTATGATGCAGGTCTCTTCTATTGTCCTTATGTTCCTCTCCAAATGGTTCGTGCCGTTGGTGAGAATACCTTCCAACCAAAAATTGGCTTTAAGACCCGTTATGGTCTTGTTGCTAACCCATTTGCAGAAGGTAAAACCCAAGGTAATGGTCAAATCTTGACTAACTCTAACCGTTACTACAGAAGAGTACAGGTTTCCAATTTAATGTGAGTTTCTTTCACATTTTTTCAGAGGGTCTTCGGACCCTCTTTTTTTATGTCTATAAATAAAAATAAAAATGGCTTCACCCTCGTTATCAAATCAAATTGGAAACAAAAATTACTTATCTCCATTAGGATTTAAGTTTGTATTAGCAAAGTATCCAAAAATTGATTTCTTTTCCAATTCCGCAGAAATACCTGGAATTAATCTTGGGGTAGCAGTTCAACCATCTTACTTAAAAGATATTCCAATTCCTGGCGATAAGATTACTTATGATGATTTCAATTTAAAATTTTTTGTTGATGAAAATTTAGAAAATTACCTTCAGGTTCATAGTTGGATAAGAGGTCTTGGATATCCAGAAAGTGTTGCTGAATATCAAGAGTTTCTCAATCAAGACCCATATAATCCAGGAGTTCAAGACGCATCTGCGGGTCAATCTGACGGAAGTTTAATTATTTACAATAGTAATTACAATCCAGTAGCAACAGTTAGTTTTAAAGGTTTATTTCCAACAACACTTTCTACAATTAATTTTGATGCTACGAATACTGACGTTCAATATGTTACGGCACAAGTAAATTTCAAGTATACTTTATATGATATAACAACTTATTGATACTATGAACCTTGATGAAATTCAATCATTATGGGAGCAAGATTCAATTATAGACCAAGATAATTTACACGATGAGTCTATTAAAATACCTGCTCTTCATGCAAAATATTATAAACTTTATAACAATATTCTTCTTCTTCGAAAACTAGAAGAAAACAAATATAAGATTTTAAAAAAAGAAAAATGGATGTATTACTCTGGTAAAGCAGAACCAGAAGTATACAAAGAACATCCATTCGACCATAAGGTCTTAAAACCAGATATAGATAAGTATATGGATGCTGATAAAGACTTAATTAAGTTAGTATCCAAAATAGATTACTACCAAACAATGCTTAATTATTTGGAAAGTATATTAAAAACAATTTTAAATAGAACTTACCAAATAAAAAATGCTATTGAATATATGAGATTTACAGCAGGATATGGCTAATATTATTATACAAAAAAAGAACGAAATTTATTTAAAAGTCGAAACAGAACCACACATTCATCAAGAGTTGTCCGAGTATTTTACTTTTGAAGTTCCTGGGGCAAAGTTTATGCCTCAATATAGGAGCAAATATTGGGATGGAAAAATAAGACTTTACAGTAATCATACTGGTGAAATCTATGTGGGTCTTTTGGATAAATTAGTTGCTTGGGCTAAAAACTGTGAATACACAGTAGAGTTCAAAGATAATAAATTTTATGGTTCTCCATTTGAAGAGAATGAAATGATTTCTGTGGAAGGTGTTTCTGATTATATGAAAAGTATATCAAGACACGAACCAAGAGATTATCAAGTCAATGCTGTATATGATGCTTTAAGATATAATCGTAAACTTTTAATTTCTCCAACTGCTTCTGGTAAATCTTTGATGATTTACTCAATTGTTAGATACTTTGTAGAAAAAGACCATAATATTTTATTGATTGTTCCTACCACTTCATTAGTAGAACAAATGTATAAAGACTTTGATGATTATGGATGGAATGCTGAAGAGTATTGCCATAAGATTTACTCTGGTAAAGAAAAATCTACAAATAAAAATGTAGTGATTACAACCTGGCAATCGATTTATAATCTTCCTAGGTCATTCTTTGAAAATTTTGATGTGGTGATTGGGGATGAAGCACACCAATTCAAGTCTAAATCTTTGGTTGGTATTATGACAAAGATGGATAATACAAAGTATCGTTTTGGGTTCACAGGTACTTTGGATGGTTCACAGACTCACAAGTGGGTTCTAGAGGGTTTATTCGGTCCTTCATACAAGGTTACACAAACACAGGAACTTATTGAAAAGGGTTATCTATCAAAACTACAAATCAAAGTTCTTTTGTTAAAACACAACGAACATCAATTTGATGAATATGAAGAGGAAATACAATATCTCATCACTCACGATAAGAGAAATAATTTTATTAAAAACTTATCTTTGGATTTAAAAGGAAATACTTTAATTCTTTTTAATCGTGTGGAAACACATGGACAACCTTTATATGAGATGATAAATAGTTCAGCAGCAAAAGACAGAAAAATATTTTTTGTTTACGGTGGTGTGGATGCTGAAGAAAGAGAAAAGGTAAGAGAAATTACCGAAAAAGAAAATGATGCAATCATTGTTGCATCTTATGGAACATTTAGTACTGGCATTAATATTAAAAATCTTCATAATATTGTCTTTGCTAGTCCAAGTAAATCAAGAGTAAGAAATTTACAATCTATCGGTAGAGTTCTTCGTAAAGGAGAAAACAAAAATAAAGCAATTCTTTATGATATTGCAGATGATATTACTTACAAATCAAAAAAGAATTACACTTTAAATCATTTAATTGAACGAATTAAAATTTATAATGAAGAAAAGTTTAATTATGAAATTATACAACTAGACTTTAAGAAATAAATGGAAGAAGACTTTTATGCCATCCTTAAATTAGTATCAGGTGAAGAAATACTTTCCAAAGTTTGTCCTTGTGATGAAGACGATAGGATTGTGTTAATTTTAGATAATCCGATTACTATGGAATCCATAACCATTCGTCAACTTGGAATATCAACTATCAAAGTAAGTCCTTGGATAAAATTTGCTGATGATAGTATGTTTGTAATGGATATGGAAAAAGTTATAACAATGACTGAAATAACAGATGAAGATTTAATCAAAATGCATCAAAAGTTTGTTAGAGAAAGAAATAAAAAATCCAATAAAAGTCAACTGACTTCTAAAATGGGTTATTTGTCCTCTATTGCTGATGCCAGAATATCTTTAGAGAAACTTTACAAATCTATTTAAAGATATAACTTATCTTCAACCCTAACAGAGTGATTATAGACACATTCTTTATAGTTGTCAACTATTGGTGTTTTGTGGTATGATAAGCACAGATAATAAGTTCTTTAAACTTTAACAAATGAATAAAACAAAGAAAAATCCACATTATGTAAATAATAAAGATTTCCACGATGCGTTGATAAACTATAAAATCAAAGTAAATGCGGCAAAGGAAAAAGGATTACCAAATCCAGTAATCCCAAATTATCTTGGTGATTGTTTCTTGAAAATTGCAACTCATTTATCATATCGTCCAAACTTTGTGAACTATATGTTTCGTGAAGATATGATTTCTGATGGTGTTGAAAATTGCGTTCAGTATATCAATAACTTTGATGTAGAACGTAGCAATCCATTTGCCTATTTTACACAGATTGTATATTATGCTTTCCTGCGTCGTATTCAAAAAGAAAAAAGACAGATGGAAATCAAAGAAAAAATTCTTGAGAAAAGTGGTTTCGACCAAGTATTTTCTGTTGATGGTGAAGGGTTTAGTTCTTCTGATTACAACACGATTAAAGAAAACATTCAAATGAAACAATATCAATGAAAATCGGTTTAATAACAGACACTCATTATAATTTCCGCAAAGCAAATAAACCATTTCACGAATACTTTGCTAAATTTTATGATGAAATCTTTTTTCCCACATTAAAGAAAAACAAAATCAAAACAGTCATTCATTTGGGTGATGCTTTTGATAGTCGCAAAGGTGTGGATTATTGGGCTCTTGATTGGGCAAAAGAAAATGTCTATGATAGATTTCAAGATTTAGGAATTACTGTTTATAATATTGTAGGAAATCACGATGCTTATTATAAAAATAGTAATGAAATCAATTCAATAGATACACTTCTTCAACAATATTATAATGTAGTTCGAGTTTCTAAACCAGCAGAATATATTATTGAAGGAATGAAATCAGTACTTCTTCCTTGGATATGCACTGATAATGAAAAAGAAACTTTTGAACTTCTTGAAGAAACGGAAGCAAAAGTTGTTTTCGGTCATCTTGAACTGAATGGATTTACAGTTTATCCAGGACAATATCAACAGGAAGGATTGGATAAGAAAGTATTTCAAAAGTTTGATAGAGTTTATTCAGGACACTATCATACTCGTAGTGATGATGGTAAAATCTTTTATCTTGGAAATCCATACCAAATGTTTTGGAATGATGTAAATGATAAAAGAGGATTTCATATTTTTGATACTGATGATTATAAATTAGATTATTATCAAAATCCTCATACAATGTTTGAGAGAGTTTATTATGAAAATAATAATCCAAAAGATTTTGATGCATCTTATTTGACTGATAAAATGGTTAAAATTGTTGTCCGTCAAAGGGATGATTATAAGATGTTTGATAAGTTTGTGGATTCAATAGTTAAAGTCAATCCATTGGAACTTAAAATTATTGAGAATGTTGATGTCTATGATGAAGATGTAAATTGCAATGAAATTCCAACAGAGGATACGTTAAGTATTTTGGATAAATATGTGGAAGAGTCTGAATTTGAATTAGACAAAAACACCATTAAAAAACTCTTAAGGGAATTTTATAAAGAAGCATTGGAAG